TGCTTCCTCGGCCCGTTTAGCGTCGCTTTCGCAAGCAGCCTCAAAAGTAGCTGGAATAGCGATGAACGCACTTTCTTCGAATGTGGAAGCACCAATATCGAAGTGGGTGAATGGTTCAGTGATAGGTACACTCAACTGGGTGGATCGAACTGCGGCTGCAATTCAACACCTGGACGATCATTGTCTGGACGAGATCTCCGTTCCCGAAGGCATTTCAACAGCCTTGCATACAGCGAAGGGGACGGTGTACCGTGTAGGCAGTGTTACGAAGCAGTTTGTGGAGACCAAAATCCTGTTCCCTGCTCTCAAGAAAAGCACCAAGCAGTTTGTGCGGATTGGCGAGTGGCTGGAGGGGAAAAGGCTAAAGCCAAGAACTCCGGTCTGCGCCTTGACTGCGCAAGCCTGGTGGGACAATCGCACGCGGATCAAGAATACCCAACAAAGCACGGTGAGGGATGCTGGTGTGTGGCATGTGCCGCCGGACGCGCTCCAAACCCACATCCAGTACATAGCAGATTCGTTAAAGGCGGCTGCAAGCCTTGGAGCTGCTTTGACGACGAGTTTATTGATAGCTTCTGCCTCCCCGCCCTATGTAAACGCGAGCTACTTGAGTTGGATTATTCCAAATTTGATGGTACCCACGGCAATCGCTCAATACGGTTTTGTAGGCGAATCCTTATGGAGCATGGGCTTTTGCCGTCCCAACAACGAATCTTTGACCTGGCGCAACTGGGTACCAAGAGTGGTCGAACACGCCATGGCGTGGTATTCCGCAGAAAGCAACCATGGAATCTCTCAGGGATGCCGACTACTACTATCGTCAACACTTTGGTCAATGCGGCTATGTGTCATACAGCTGGCGTTGTCACTGTTGCTCTCGCTGCTCTCGGCCTTGAGGTCACTGCAGCGAATTCGGCCTGGTTTGCGCATCTGGCGCCGAGTGTCATTGAGTGTTTATTTGGCCAATTGGATCTGGCGACTGCTGATTCTTATTTTGGCCGCCTTAGCACCATTGTACGTGGCGACGACATGCTGGCTTTCGCGCATCATTCAGTTGCTGTTGCGATTAGGGTCGTGGCTGTTTTAGCGGGGTTTGTGCCTAAGATCAAACATGGCCACCCTGTTGAGAAAGCTCGATTCTGCTCGCAGCTCTTCTGGCCGACGCCTGACGGACGTTTCGTGCCTGGCCCAACCTTTAAGGCTTTGCTAAAATACGGCGATTTCGCGCTGCCGGGACCTGTCTCCCCAGTGAAGTTTTTGTCGTATGCAAGAGGCAAGGCTTTAGGGTTATCGGCGGCCTGTGCCCACGTTCCTTTACTACATGACATTATAGACAGACACCTTAAAAATACACAAGGGATTCGCAATCTGGACGGCGCGTGGTTGAAGAGAGGTAAACGTGACGCTTCACTGCATGTTTTGCAATCGAGACCAGTTCAAGCTTCGTCACACTCGCTCCTACACGCTGCTATTGCATATTCATGCACAACTCACACACTGCTGAAGGTTCAGG